ATCGAAACAGGCGAACCGCTTCTCAAGCGCTGGGTTTGGTGGGAGCTGGCCCTGCCACTTGTTGGCCGGGTTGTAGTCGATGTTCCCGGGGTTTCGATTGCGCACCCCGCGGGTTTCGGTGGTCGGCATACTTTTCTCCAGGCAATAAAAAACCCGCCTAAGCGGGTTCATTTGAAATGATGTCTCTACTGCTGCTTGACTTGCAGAAGCGGGCTTCGCAGGAAGCTTACCGCTGGAACATAGAGCGTGTTCAGCGCAAAGCTTCGGGAATTAAACAGTTGGTTGCCGCCGGTAAGCGGGGCAATTGCTCCAACCGTTGGGTTGAAGATGATTGGCTTGGCACCTATGGAGCGGATGTAGTCAAGCAGATATGTGATCTGGAACTGGAACACCTGGTTGGACGTACCTTGGTAATAGTCGTTTGTCGAGCCGATGATCCACACATAGTCTGGCTTCTCATTGGCAACATCCTTGAAGAATCGGGCAACCATCTGGTCGGTGCGATTTCCGGGGATGCCTTTGCTGATGACCACTGCTTTATCAAGGCGCTCTTTCAGCCGCTTGTGGATGCCGGCGCCAGGAGTCGACCAGCTATCTCCGAGAATCACATGCTTCCCGCGGTTGATGTCTTCGACTGGCGACAGCGCGTGGTAGTGAGTGATCGACCCAGGATAGAAGACGGCGCCTCCGGACGTCGGGACCGTAACCTTAACTCGGATTTTGCTGCCGGCAACAATGGTGTACGGGATATCCACCGATGCGATGGTGTCGTCGCGGGTGACCTGGGTTCTGGCCGCTTCGATGGTCTCGCCGGTCGGGCGAATCTCGGTGACGACGATGTCAAGGATTGCCGCCTGTTTGCCGGCCTGCTTGCCCGGGTTGATCACCACGTTCGTGACCATGTTCTCGTAGAGCGAAACGACCGGCTTGGATGCAACCCCAGCACCGGCATTTCCGGCGTGTACCGCGATCCCTACTCCATCCTCTGAATGGCCGCCAACATCCCCGTATCCGGCCGTTGGGGCCGGAACAGACCGTGCGCCGTTGATCACTTCCCAGCCCGACGCTGATTTGTACTGTGCTGCGCGGCGAAGCATTGGGCGCTCGGCCAACTGACGCAGTGCGTCGTCAACAACGCATGCAAAACCAAACTGGTTACCGTGAGCGTCGTCACGGTAGAAGTTGTAGAGCTTCGCCCCTGCCGGCATTGCCCGCGGCAACGGCCGGTCGACGACGACCTGGTCTGCCTTCACGTCCTTGATGACCACCGGGTAGAGCGTATCATCGTCGCCCTGGTAGCAAGCCAGCTGGCCGCGGCTGAAACCACTGGTAGAAGTGAGGTTGATGGCGAAGTCGCCGACCTTCCCTTCGGCCTTGGCCGCGGCTTCCACGACGCCGCCCGGCTCATTGGTGTACCAACCTACCCCGGCCAGCGTCCCGAAGTGCAGATCAATAAATGCAGGGTTCAGGTCGGTGTGCTTGATCGGCTCAGCAACTGCAGCGGTAGACAGGGAAAGAGCAGTGAAGAAAGAAAGCAGAAATCGCATGCGGGACTATCCGTCCATGAATGTGCCCGCATTATTACATAGAGGTCGATCAGACCAACGATTGTTGCCAGCAGATATCGGCAAGGATGGTTGCGGTGATAGATGAGCCTGTGGCATTCGAAACTTTCACCACAACAAAGCGCAAGGAGGTGTCTGTCCGAGGGGCCAGAAAATCTTTTGTGATGCCGACTCCTGTGAAGGTGCTGGGGTCGATAGTCCCGGCTCCGTCTGCCGTCGATGCGTATGACACGCTGATGGTCATGCCGGTAATTGACTGCGTGAGGAACCGAATCAATGCAGGTAGGCGAGTTTGTCCGGGGGTCACCACAATTGTCGCCGAGCCAGCTGCCGGAACAATGACTTCACGGGACATTGCAATGTTGCGCATGACTGCCCCAGCGCCGTTGGACGCCTGCTCCTGGCCTACGTATCGAACGTTGAGCGCATAGCTGCGCGACTTGGTCAGTTGCTCAGGAACGTAGCTGATCGCGCCCACCGTTGCATTAAAGAAGATCGGCTGCGCACCAATCCCCTGAATCATGTTGCGCAGCTGGTGAATCTGCTGCTCGAAGTCGGAATTGCTCACGCTTGCGTAGTAGTCATTGGTCCCAACCATCACCCACACGAAGTCGGGGTTCTGCGGCGTCACGTCGGTCGAGAACCTGGCGATGAGCTGTGATGCCCGGTTTCCTGGTACGCCGGCGCTAACAACAGTCGCTTTCGGCAGGCGCGCAATGAGCCGGTTGTGGAAGTCGCCACCGCTTGTGAACCAGCTATCCCCCAGCAAGACATGCTTGCCGCGGTTCAAGTTGTTGAGGTAGCCACCGACACGGTTGTGGACCATTGGGCCGACGTAGAAACGCCAAGGCCCGGAGTTCGGCGACGTAACCCGTACTCGGATCATGCTGCCTGGTCGGACGGAATACTTGAGCTTCTGGACGCCGACCGCGCCCCAGCTTAGCGTCAATGGGATATATGCAATGGTCTGTGTGACCCCATCAGCAGTCACCTCTTCAACTGAAATATCAATTGCTCCAGTGAACCCGCCATCACGGCTCCCTGGGTTGAGTGCAATCACTGTCTCGTAATCACCGCCGATGAGTGCAACAAGCGACGAAAGTACCCCGGCATTGATTGTTGAGCTCTGCACAAGCAGGCCGCGCTCACCAATTGCGCTTGCCCCTGGGTTGTCATATGCAGTGACGGTTTGGGTTGTCAGGGTCGCACCGAGCAGCGGCGACCAAATCGCAGTATCCTTGGCCTGGTACTCAGTGCGAAACAAGCGACCAGCAGCCAGTTGGCGCAGCGCGTCATCGGCAACGGCATTAAAGCCGTAGGTGTTGCCGTGCGCATCATCGCGGTAGAAGTTGTAAAGCTGGGCGCCATTGGCGATGGGTTGTGGCAGCGGTATCGCCATAGTAAGCGTCAGCGTGCCGATCAGCTTGATGACCGACGCATAGTACTCGCCGTTTGTGCCTTGGTAGCTGATTAATTGGCCAGGATACAAACCGGTCACGTTGTTTAAGGTAATGGTATTGGCTGTGGAGCCAGTGACGGTATGAGCCACGATGTTTCCTGGCTCAGATGCGGTCCAGCCAACCCCCTTAAGAGTGCCAAAGTGCAAGTCGATTACCGCAGGCTCTATCGTATTGCTGAAAATGCGATTTACATTCCCCGCAGCAGCAATCGAATCAGTGTTTGCTTGAATCTTAATGTCCTGATCGGCATCGGCAGACTCAAGCGCAGCAAGGTCGGCGTCAACTGTACTACTACCTCGATGCACATAGGTTGCACCTGTCGAAGAGGCGAGGGCCTGGCGCAGTGCGGCATCACCGACCGCCTGAAGCTTAGGTGCATCAGTTGCCCATGTTCCAGTCAGCGTGAGAGGGATATCAGCTGCATCCATTACGCGATACAGCTCACCATCGCGCTGAACGAGCTGAGTTTGGCGCTCAACGACAACGCCTGACCCATAGATCAGAAATACCGACTCATAGCCTTGGTCGATGAGGTAATCGGTCACCTGCTGCATGATACCGACCCAGGATTTAAGCGGCGCACCGAGGCGGTTCAGGCACTCACCCAGAGGCCCGGTCAACAGTAAATCGATGATGGCAGCGTTGTCGTACAGGTCGCGAGGATCGCTCGAGCCATCGGTTCCAACCGGGTTGCCAGTGTTGTAGCGCATATTTTCTCCGGGCATGAAAAAGCCCGCGCAGGGCGGGCATGCTCGTTAGGATCCGGTCAGGCCGGCGGGAAGTTGTCGTCGTCCAGATAGACGCGTTCGTCGTAATTCACAGCGGTGACGTTGCAGCTGACGGTGCCGCTCGGGTTGACCTCCTTTATCAACGCCGGGTAGCAGAACTTGGCCCTGGGTCCGAACTGGAGCACTGGCGCGTCCATCGCGCTGCCCAGTACCGGGATGAAGTCCAGGCTCGGGATGGTCAGGCGGCAGTCGTCGATTCGGGTGGCCACGTAGGGCCCGGATGCGCTGCCGTCACGCCGTCGCAGGGCAATCCAATGCTCGCCGCCGGCTGACCAATTGAATGGCTCGGTGGAAACCAGCATGTGCAGGTCGCCCAGCTTGGCGTAGCCCTTAAGCATCGCGCTCTGTCCGTAGCCCGGTGTGAACTAGCCGCCCAGGTGGAACAGTACCTGGCGGCCGGCGGAAAGATCGAGGAGGCCGAACCTATCGGCTACAAGCCCAAGCCGATCACCTACCGCAACCAAATGCCGCCAGCGCCGAAGCCGTTCGTGCGGAGACGGGTTGAGCCTGAGCAAAAGCCGCTCACCCCGGCGGACATTCGCCACCAGAAGCGAATGGCCCTGGTCGAAAAGATCAAAGGCATGGCGCCCACGCACACCCAGTCTGAGATTGTAGAAACTCTGGGGATCGGCCGTCGGCAGCTCTACAGCATCGCTCAGGATTACGGCCTGACGTTCAAGCGCCCAGTTCACGGCGGCGCGAACGACGCCCATCGAACTGAGCAAATGAAGGCCAGGGACGCGAAGCTCGCCGAGCGTATCAAGGAGTTCAAGGAGCTGGGCATCACTCGGCGCCAGGTGTGCGGGAAGCTTGGTATCGCAAACAAGACCCTCGAGCGAATCCTGACCGAACACGGGATCGACTATCCAAAAGCACAGCGCGGCTGCACTTCATGCGCCGCATAGCTCGCACCCAACAACGCAAACGACAAACCTGGCTGGCACTGCCGGCCAGTGGAATAACGGAGAACTGCTATGGCGAAGACCGGGCAAGAACGATCGGCCAAAGCTGCGCTGAAGCGGATCGAGTACGACGAGAAGGAACTGCGGCACAGACTGCGGCTAGGCGCCCGACAGAAGCTTGAAGAGCTGATGGCCTGGAATGATATTGAGGAGATCAGTGAGGCGATCCAGAACCTGATCCTAAATGCTCACGCCCTGGGCCCATCCCTCTCCTATCAAGCAATCGAATGTCCGCGCCACAAAATAACAGTTAGTGAAAATGTGGCGCTGATGATTCAGGCTGCAGGCCAGCGCAAAGCGTCTCAGCTCGACGTCGAGGAAACATAACCAACTAGGCCGCGCCCTTCCCCTCTTAACTCCGCCGCGCCACAAATACGATACCTCGCAATCTGTGGAGCTGGAGTTCAACCGCAAGAGCATGCTGATGATTCTGCAGGATCCGGGTGATAACTCTTCACCCCTGCGTCTTGAGAATCACGACGAGACGTTGAGTACACGCCTGATAATTGTGGCGAAGGTTACATAGCTACAGTTGGGGTGATCTTGACTCACAAGCTCCTCACCGACTGCAGAGAAAATCCCGCCGTTCTGACTCACCAGAAATCGGGCAACTTCAATGGGCTCAAAAGAAATCATAGAATTCGTGCAGACAGCAGCTTCTACCATGCCGTTCCCGGTTCGCCAATCCGCTTGGTAGTGGACTGAAAACTTCTTGCCCATCACCTCACCATCTAGCCGACTTTCTCCCGAGTCCGGCGAAATCAGTACTGCACCGTCTAGGTAAAGCTGCCCCAGCTCCCGCCAATGGTTAAACATTGTGAGTAGCTTTGCCCTTGCAAGCTTAACGGCAAAATCAGCGGATGCCAGCTCCCCACGGAAGAGATCGGCATTGTACTCAAAATCGTTCTTTTCCATCTTCACAATTCCCTGTTCCGGCCCCATGCCGGTCACCCGTAATACCCCAACCCAAACCAAATTGCCACCACCGGTCACGGAGGGCGGCGCCTACCCGAGGTAATTGCAATGCCTGTACTCCACAGCGTGATCCACAAGATCGACAAAAAGCCTGACGGCACCCCAGCCGCTCTGTTCCTCGGCGGTGCCGAGCAGGTCGAGAGTCAGGCCCGGGACGACCTGATGTGCCAGTTCAATGAAAGCTACAACGCCACCTCCGGTAAGGGCTGGGGCTTCTTCCACGCCGAATCGGGCGCATACCCGCTGAGTGGATGGCTCGACAAGTACCTAGCCGGCGGTAGCGACTTTCTGGACTTCAGCACTACCGCCGTCGAGCACCTGACAAAGCTGATGGAAGAGTCGAACCTGACAACCGGCGGGCACGCGCTCTTCTGCCACTACCAGCAAGGTATGACCGAATACTTGGTCATTGCCCTGGTGCAGGAGACGGATGCGGTGACCATGACCGAAGAGCTAAGCCTGATGACGGTCAAGCGCCTGGATCTGGATCACATCCGCCTGGCGGCGCGCATCAATCTCAGTGAGTGGAAGAACAATCCCAAGTCGCGCCAGTACATCTCGTACATCAAGGGCAAGAACGGTCGGAAGGCCAACGACTATTTCCGCGACTTCATTGGCTGCCAGGAAGGCATCGACGGCCCAGGTGAAACCCGCACCCTGCTCAAGGCGTTCAGCGACTTCGTCGAAGGCGAGGATCTGCCGGAAGAGTCGGCCCGGGAGAAGACCCTGGCCCTGGTCAGCTACTCCACTGCGCAGACCAAGCTGGGAGAGCCGGTGAATCTCGAGGAGCTGTCTGAACTGATAGACGAGGAGCGCCCCAAGGCATTCTACGATCACATCCGCAACAAGGACTACGGGCTGTCGCCAGCGATCCCAATTGATAATCGAACGATCAACCAATACCGCCGCTTCACCGGGCGCGCCGAAGGCATGTCCATCAGCTTCGAAGCGCACCTCCTCGGCGAGCGCGTCGAGTTCGACCAGATAAGCGCCAGCTTGACCATCAAGAATCTGCCGACGCAGCTGGTCGACCAGTTGAAGCGCGTTGCGACTTAAGAACGGCGAAGGCTAGTCATCGTGCTCTTGCCCAGGCAAGGGCAAACCGCTCGCAGCGGACATCAATCGGTTGAGAGAACGGATAGATCCAGATAAGGCTTCGGCGAGCGAAGGACCATATTGATCAATCCCTTCCTCGGCCAACATATTGAGCATGGAGGCAATCTCATGGAAGTCGAGTTCAACTTTGTAGTCGCGCTCACCGTTCTCCGAGATCTTGCAGCGTTTGTGCACAAGGGCCACACAAGGGCCGTTGTAAGGAACACCCAGATGGCTGGCCCCCATTGAGAGTCGCCACGGCTCAGCTTTCTTCGACTTGCGTTTTGCGATGTGAACCCAGCCCCCCGAGCTCTCCGATCCCTTGCGATAAATCTCCACCATTGCTCCTCGGTGCAGTAGCTAAGCCAGCCCTGCATTACATCATCAATTCTACGATATCACCATGCCGCATCCGGCTACGGAGGGCGGCGCATGCTTGGAGAATCCATGACCAAGTTCTACTACCAGATCAAAGGCCGCCAGCCAGCCGGCCCCAACCGCGAAGCAGAATGGGCTTGGCCGCCGGTGTTCAGTGGCATGGTCGAAGCAGAAAACCGAAAAGCTGCGAAGGCTCAGGTCGAAGAATTGTATGAGCGGCAGTTTCCATCACGTGTGCTGCGTTCGGACGTGAGTGATCACGCGTATCTCCTGCACATCCAGGAGCTGCGCGAACACGACGCCTATCTGCTGCGCCGCTTCGAAGAAACTGCCTGCAAGGAGTGTGGCGCGGTGTTCAAGCTGATCGACAAGTACAACGACCCAAACACGGAAACGACCAGCCACGACTACTGCACCGAGGCGTGCAAGCAGGCCGCGCGATTCCGCGATGTGCAGGAGTTCCGTCTGCTGAACGAAGGCCGGTCACCCGCCGTAATCTACCAGGTTCGCCAGAAGTCCACCGGACGGGTCTACGTTGGCCAGACCACCCAACCGTTCACGCTGCGCTGGTGGCAGCACCTGAGCAACCCAACGAACTGCAAGTTCCACTCAGCGCTGGGCAGCAGCAACATTACCGACTGGGAATTCTCCGTGATCGAGGTGATCGCCTATCCAGAGGGTTGCACCAATCGAGCGGCCTACATCACTCAGCGCGAAAGCCACTGGATCGAGGTTCTATCGGCGGTAGACACAGGGTTCAACACCGTCCGCCCCGCCGGTATCGCCGACCAAGCCCAGGTGCCTCTGCTGCTCGCAGATCTGGCCTGCCCCTCCGGCGCTGGCGGGCAGAGCCCCCCTATTCAACGATAACGCCCACCAACAGGATTGGGCGTCTAAGGCAGCCTATTTCTTGAAGTCTTTGATAGTAGTTAGAGCTTCGGAAGGCGTCATCACCCCAGCAGCTACAAGAATGATCACAACGCCACCAACCAGGCAGATCAGCGTTCCTGTTGCGCTCTCAAATCGAACCTGGGTGGCTATCGCAAGCCAGACGACAGCTATAAGAGCAGCTACCACCACACCCGCCAAGCATTTTGTAGCGAACTTCTCGTAAAAAACCGGGCCAAAGACCATCACGAGAAGAACCAAAACCAGAACAACTGCCGGGACAATTACCCATCGGGCTGCCAATGGCGCAGAAATATATTTGTTTATATCAAGCCCATTGTTTTTAAAAAGGTCGTGTATTTCCTGTGGGGTTCCCTCAATCCCTTTGACCTTCATTTCTTTGAGCTCCGCGACGAACCAACAATCTTCGCCACGTCGGCCTTAGCAGATGAGTCCCCCCAAAGCTTAGGATCGCCACCTTTGATTAAGTACATGCTGTCTTTTTCCATGACAACATTAGTTCCAGAAAAACTTATACCTCTCGGGTCGCCAAATGTTTTCAACCCTAACTCAAGAATGGCGTCACCGATTGAATCAACCCCTCGCTTTATTTCGTCCGAATTTTGCCCGTTAACTTCAAAGGCAAACTTTACAACTCCCCCATCATCTTTCGCCAATATCGCCGTTGCCTTCAAAGAAACATTTGGCAGCAAATACCGCGCCATATGACGACGAAAGTTATTTATATATGACCTAACCAAGTCCTTGTCTTTCATAAGTTCATTCCATCCCAAAATCTGGGAAGTCTACCAAGTAGGGCAGATAAAACAATGAGCACAGCAATTGACCTTTTCGCCGGCCTCGGCGGATGGAGCACCGGCGCACGCGCCGCAGGCGTCCAGGTTCTCTGGGCGGCAAACCACTGGCCGGCCGCCGTGGAATGGCACAGCGCAAACCACCCTGACACCCAGCACGTTTGCCAGGACTTGCATCAGGCCCGCTGGGATCAAGTACCAGCTCACGACCTGCTTCTAGCATCGCCATGCTGCCAGGGCCACAGCCCGGCACGCGGGAAGGCCAATGGAAACCCACAACATGACTCGTCAAGGTCTACAGCCTGGGCCGTTGTCTCTGCCCTGGAGTTTCACAGGTCGCAATTCGGCCTCGTTGAAAACGTGCCCGAGTTTACTAAATGGGCTCTGTATCCGGCCTGGGTGCAGGCAGTCCATGCCCTGGGCTATCAGGTCGCGCCGCATGTCGTTGATTGTGCTGATCTGAGTGTGCCGCAACACCGCGTCCGGCTGTTCCTGGTGCTGACGCGAAGCCAAGCGCCACTGATGCTCGAGTTGCATAAGCGACAGCATGTCCCTGCCGCCAACTTCCTCAACTTCGACACCGGGCGCTGGTCGTCGATCGAGAAGCCGGGACGGGCGCAAGCCACTCTGGAGCGGGTGCGCAATGGTCGAGCACGCTTCGGCGATCAGTTCATCATGCCCTATTACGGTAAAGGCTCCGGGCTGACTGGGCGTGACATCAATCGCCCGATCGGGACCATCACCACACTGGATCGATGGGCGCTGGTACGTGGCAACGAGATGCGAATGCTCAACGCCACCGAAGCCCTCGCCGCGATGTCGTTCCCGGCAGACACCTTGCGGCCAGACAACCACCGGTTGACGATGCACATGGCCGGCAACGCAGTGCCGCCGCTGGCTGGTCAGCGCGTCATCGAGGCGCTACTGAAGGCGGCATAGCTTGTGTTAGGAGGGTCTACTTAGAGGCTTTTGGTGGCTGCGCCAAGACAACTCGGACGCCGTTACCAACCAGTACAGATAGCGCCTTCCAGGCGATAGCCGACCCAAAAAATCCGAAACCGACGCCGGGCACAAAAGTGAATAGGTTCACCTTCGTATCGCCGCTTTGAATCTCAAGCGACATCGCCCCTGTCGTTCCATGCTCGATCAAAAGAAACCCCAAGAACAGGCTGAGAGCCGCAACAGTGAAGGCTCCCACTGTAACGAATAGGGTTATGTGCACCGTAGTTGGGCCGTCAGACATCCTTTCCTCTTTTTCTAAGCCATCAAACCGCCATGATAGCCGCGAGACATTCCCATGCCTATAGAAAACCAACCCAGCAACGCGCAGCGCCCAGGGCGCGAGTTCTGGGACAAACTGAACGCCCTACCGCGGTATGCCTTCTTCCTTTCCCGGTCGAGTACATCGGTCCAGAAGTTCGAGAACAAGGCCCTGGGCAACTGGATCGATGTGCACGAAGCGCAAAAGGTCGTCGACCAGGCCATGGATCGAATCGGCGAACTGCAAGCTGAGGTAGATGCCTTGCGGGAAGCGTTACTGATTTATTCGGGGCAGCATGAGCGAAGTCATCAAGTTGGCCACGTTGAAATGCTCGATATCGCGCAGGCAGCTTTGAACGGCTTCGTTCATAACCGTGAATCTTCCGCAAAGCCGGTAGTCGCTTGGGCGCTCACCATAAACGGCGAGCTCAATTCAAACTGGATCTCTGCGGGCCGTCAAAGTCATCGGCGGAAGGCATGCGTGATAGCTACATTTCCCGATGCCGGCCATGCAACTTACCGAAATTGGCATTGGTTCCGCTGACCGCCGCCATGGGCAATGAGGTGAAAGATGAGCAATAACGAAATGGTCAGCGTGCCGCAAGAACGGGTCGCAAACTAGGAGGACTTGTGACTGCTACATCGTCGCCCTTATCAGCGTCTTGCTGCCTGACTGTACTGAATCTTTTTTCAATCATTCAGCTCAAGAACGGATGCTTGGTCACATAATATTGATGTCTGTCATCATCTTGATAATGTGAAACCGTAAAAGACTGGGAATTAGATGTTCCACTTCTTGTTTTGTACGAGACAACTAATTTGCAATTTCCCCACTCATCTAGCCCCTCGACACGCACCCAACTGCTGCCGCCACTAATCAATGGATCCATATCGAGAGGATCTCTGTCCCCGTCACCTGCATCTACATGAACTTTTACCGACTCACAATAATCTCCGGTATTTTTAACATCTACATCAATGTAAAATTCGCCTTCACCCCAGGCAGCATCGCCAACTGACACGTGCAGCAAGGGCTCAAGCGACCTCTCATAGTTTTGCAAACTGGCTTTTTGAGCTGCAACCATTTCGCACTGCTGAACGACGGATCTACTCAGCTCTTCGGCCTGCAATCTAAGTGCATCTGTACCTTGTCGAAGCTCGATGCCTTGTTGAAAGAATCCCAAAACGAGCCAGAGAATAGCTAAAGGACCAAAAGCACCGGCAAGAAAATCGCCAACTTCATTCAGCTCCATACCTTGAAGTGTCTGAAGTCGATCACCAACTAACCACCAAACAAAAACAACGTAAAGGATAGTAAAAACTACCCCTATTAGTGCAAGCATCCTACCCATAAAAACTCCTTTTTTGATCTGCTTCCGATTCTACAGCGCAAAAGTATTGAAGTATCCTCATGCCCACAGAAAAGAAGATCAAGCCTCCCCGACCTCACCGGCGACCAGATCGATGTCAGCAATGACCATTCCCCCTGCTTTACATGGCCTGGCCGATCTACACGGGGCCGAAACGATGAAGGCCTTGAGCATTCGACAGCCCTGGGCCTGGCTGATCGTCCACGGCGGCGATCATGGGCGGTAGAACTATCGCAGGACATGAGCGAAAGGCGACCCCACTCAGCCCGGTTCCAGGCCCTCGCCAATCACCAAAAGATGGCTGGGCAATGAGCTGCACATGCGGGTGGGTAGCTCAACCATTTGCCAGGCGTTCGGATGCGGAAAAAGCCTATAGCGCCCATCTGCTGGGTGCCCTCCCAATATGCCAGGGGTGCAACACCAAGAAGCCGACGCGAGAAATGTCGAAGTCGGCACCGCACAAATGCAAGGCCTGCGCTCGTTCAGCAATCAAGGCCTGGGCCGAAGCAAACCCATCAGAGTGGGAGCGGAGCCGCTGGAAGTCCCACCTAAAGCGCCAGTACGGGATCACACCTGAGCGATACAACGAGATTCTGGCGACGCAGGGAGGGCTTTGTGCAATTTGCTTGAAGTATCCAGAGGATCCGCGAGGTTTTAGGCCGCATCTCGATCATGACCACGCTACAGGACAGGTCAGGGGCATCCTTTGTGGACCGTGCAACAAAGGGCTAGGAATGTTTGGTGACGACCTGGCAGTACTCCGCTCAGCACTGGCCTACCTGGAAAAACACAGCAAAGAGGTGGCAAATGAAAGCGCTATCGATCAGGCAGCCATGGGCGCATCTGATCACCCATCATAGGAAAAACATCGAGAACCGCAGCTGGCACACGAAGTTCCGCGGGCGGTTCCTGGTGCACGCCGCCAAGGGCATGACCAGCGCTGAGTTCACCCGGGCGCTGCTGTACTGCTACGACCGTGGCCTGCCAATGCCTGACCGTGCCGATATGCAGCGCGGCGGCATCATCGGCTCGGTTGAGCTGGTCGACAGCCTCGATACCAGCGACTCGCCTTGGTACATGGGGCAGAAGGGATTCATGTTGCGCGATCCGAAGCCGCTGCCGTTCACCCCGTTCAAGGGCCGGCTCGGCTTCTTCGAAGTTCCCGCGGAGCTGATCCAGCAATAGGAGTTCGCCACAGCCCGTATTGCAGTCGAAGGATAGCCAGGACAACGGACTGGGCGAACAACCCAACAGTAGCCGCGCGCAACGCCGGCGTCTGCAAGACCTTTCCGAAAACCCTGAATCAAGAATCTGAACTGGCGCCCGTCCCGGCCAGCACATTCGCCCCTTTACAAGTGCGCTGGGCCGGTCGAGCGGCGCAACTTTACAAACTGTCGCGACAACTGTCCCGCACACAATTCTGAATAAACCTGAAGGCCTGCCACGCGCGGGCGAGGATTCCCCATGTCTGCAAAAAAACTCTTCGAGATCCTGGTCGGCATGCTGGCCTACCTGCTGATCACCCTGCCCTGGTTTCTCTACGCCGTCCCCAGCATGTGGGAGAGCAGGACTGAAGCCGCCCTCATTGTCGGGGGCTTCGGCTCGATGCTGTGGATATGCGCCACCGCATGCATCGCTATCTACATCGTCCAGTGGGCCAGGCCCTGAGCCGCAAGGAGATCACCAATAATGAATCGAGAACTGATCAAGATCAGCGAGTTTCAGCGCCGACGCTGGGGGGTGAACGGAACGCCGCCCTGCCCCCAGGCGATCCGCAACTACATCCGCAATGGTCAGCTCCCAGGCGAGCAGATAGGCAAGCTCTGGTACGTTGACTGGACTGCATTCACCAAGTCAGCCGGCAACGACCTCGTCGCGATGGTATTGAAAGGAGCTGCATGATGGCACCAAGGCCGCGCAAAGCTGCGAACAAGAGCCTTCCGCAGAACCTGTACTTCGATGCGCGGCGCGGAACATATCGCTATCGGCGGCCAACCGATGGGAAATTCTTCCCATTCGGCGCTGACCGCCTGAAAGCCATTGACGCCGCGAAGCAGTTGAATCTGGAATTCATGCGAGGCGCTGACCTTGTTGGCTCCGTAATGGATACCCTATCCGATAGCTTCGAGGGGTTCCTCGACAAGTACGAGGCAGAGGTCCTGCCACCAAGGGAGCTTGCGAAAGGAACCCTCGGATTGTACGCAGTGCACTTCCGGCGGTTCCGAAAGTGGTTTGAAGGCAAAGCTGTAGACCAGATCACCATACGCATGGTCGCAGCCGAACTGGATAAATTGACCCCGTGGACAGCGAATCAATGCCGGGCATTGCTGATTGATATCTTCAATCATGCCGCCTCAAAGGGTCTTTGCCCGGACAATCCGGCCGCTAACACGATCAACAGAATCGAGAAGAAACAACGAAAACGTCACACTGTGGAGGGCTTGAAAGCCATTCGCGATAAGGCGCCCAACTGGCTGAAGAACGCAATCGACTTAGCCCTGATCACCGCACAAAGGCGGACTGACATCCTGGACATGCGGTTCGATGGGGCTCGTGATGGATACCTGTACCTGGTGCAGAAGAAGACGGCCAAGGCCACTGATGCTGCCTGGATACGCTTTCTAATCACTGAGGAGCTGCAGGCCGTTATCACTCGATGCCGGGACAACATCGCCTCCCCCTATCTGGTGCATCGCAAGCCTGATCGCCTGAAGCAGAAGCAGGCGCAGACCAAGGATCACTGGACCAAGGTTGAGGAACGGTATTTGACGCGCGCATTCAAGGAAGCCCGAGAGGCCGCCGGCTGCTACGCAGGGTGGAAGGAAGAAGAGATGCCGGGCTTTCACGAAGTCAGGGCGCTGTCGCTGCACCTGTACCAGAAGGCCGGTAAAGATGGGCAGAAGATCGCGGGTCACGCGAGTGAGGTAATGACAAAAAACTACCAGCGCGACCACGCCGAGATCATCTGGTCAGAGGCGATTCCCGACCTGAATATCAGCGAAATCACTGGCTAG